ATATTAAGGCGTATGTATCAACACGCGAACTACAATATCAAAGGGATTTTGAACGCTATTTGCGCGACAAGTTGTTTATGACTATTGTGTTTAATGGTAATAAGGTTGTGTATGACCCGACAAAGATAGCGAAAGACGAAACCGTTAAAGATGTGTATATGCCTACGTGCGATGGTGCATTATCTTGGAATGAATACTACAAATGCTTTATGTATGTTGGTTATTGGGATGGTAAGCACATCTCTGACGGCTACGATGATGAAACGCGCCCCGATGGTGCAACAATTACTCTTAACAATGGTCGCGGTACAATAACTTGGAATAGTGAAACTAAAACTTGGAATAAGATATGATAGAACTCGATAAAATATACAACATGGACTGTTTGGAGGGTATGCGACAGATTCCCGACGGTACGATTGACGCGGTGATTTGCGATTTGCCGTATGGGACAACCGCCTGCAAGTGGGACGTGGTGATACCGTTCGAGCCGCTGTGGGAGCAGTATCACCGTATATGCAAACCCAATTCTGCAATCGTGCTGTTTGGAAAGCAGCCGTTTACGTCGCATCTTCTTTTGAGCAACCCAGACGAATTTCGTTATGAGCTAATATGGGAAAAGACGAGAGCAGGCAACTCTATGCAGCTTGGTAAGCAGCCTTCCGCCATTCACGAAAACATCCTTGTTTTCTACGGCAAGCAGCCAACCTTCAACGACCAGAAGTTCCGAGTCGACGAGAAGTACATCGACAAGCGGAAATCCATCCGCAATAGCTACTACAAGAGTGAGCACTATAGTGGCGTAATGAAACGTAAGGCGGACGACGGCGTGCGTCACTCCCAAAGTGTGCTGCCATTTAACTCAGTCTGGCGAAAGGGTATGCACCCTACGGAAAAGCCCGTTGAGCTTATTGCCTATCTCATCCGTACATACACCCAAGTGGGCGACACGGTGCTCGACAACTGTATGGGCAGCGGCACGACGGCTGTGGCGGCAAGGGCATTAGGTCGCAAATATATCGGCTTTGAAATAAGCAAAGAGTATTGCGACTTAGCCAACAAAAGATTACAAGATACAAAAACATTATTTGATTAAGTTATGGAGATATTGGGAAAGGTTCATTGCTTATTCGAGCAATCTGGAACGTTCAAGAACGAGTTCAAAAAAACTCGGTTACGATGCTTATGATTATGACATTCAAAACAATTTTGGCGAAACAGACTATCAGATAGACCTTTTTGCTGAAATAGAATCTGCTTATAGCGGTGGGGTAAGCATTTTTGACAATATGACAAAAGATGACCTTATTTTTGCGTTTTTCCCATGTATCTATTTTTCGGCAATGTCGCAGATGGCTTTTTCTTTTGGATATACAAACTATCGTAATTTAACAATAAAGGAAGCAACTGAAAAAATCTTGGAACGCTCTGCAAATAGAGAAAAGTTTTTTCGTCTTGCTGTTATTATGTTTTCAGTAGCAAAAGAAAGGGGGTTAAGGCTTATTATGGAAAATCCTTGGGCTGAACAAACATTCTTAAAGGCAAACTTTGTTATGCCGCCTACGATTGTTGACACAAATAGGATGCTACGCGGAGACATTCGTGTGAAACCAACAGCGTATTGGTTCGTGAACTGTGAAGCAACAAATGGCTTTACAAGACAGTACGACAAATTGTCGCAGAAAAGAACCCACATGGCGAGTCGTGGCTCTAATGTGGCAGGTTTGTGTTCAGAAGAAAGAAGTATGATACATCCAGATTACGCAAGAAACTTTATTTGTGATTTTATTTTAGGTAAAACACAAAAAGTAACACAACTAAGTTTGTTTTAATTCGATGTGCAAAATAGACGAAATAATGATTGAATGGCCTCATACAGAGGATATTCTTGAGTTATATGAAATTGAATACGAAAAAGCATTAAATACGGCAATGTTAAAAACTACAAAACATTTGGTTTTATGAAATATTATTTGTAACTTTGCAAAGTGGATAGATACGGGTAGCTACCGTATTGATAAGGGGTAAGCTAATCGCCCTTTCCACTTTTTCAATTGATTAGCGTAACTAAAAAAAGATTAGCAAAAATGAAAGAATTTTGGAAAGATGTCGTTGGCTATGAGGGACGATATAGAGTATCGAACTTTGGTCGTGTTGTTAACTGTAAACACAGCAAAACAAGAGAAATAAAAAGTTATGTTAATAACAAAGGTTATTATAGTGTTTCTTTATATTCAAATAGCAAAAGAAAACATTTTTTAGTTCATCGTCTTGTTGCAGTTGCTTTTGTTGAAAACCCAGAAAACAAACCTTGTATAGACCATATTGATGGAAATCCGTTAAACAACAATGCCAATAATCTTAGGTGGTGTACGCAAAAAGAAAATTGTAATTTTGCTGTCGCTATTGAAAGAAAGAAAATTGCACAAAAGGAAATACATAGTAGGGAGGATTGGAGAAAGAAAAAGAGCGAATCGACGAAGAAACAGATGAATAACCCTATAAATAAACAAAATCATTCTTTGAAAATGAAAAAAAAGTGGAAAGACCCGATTTTCATAAAAGGGCAGCAAGAACGGGAATGTGTCAACAAGCCCGTATTGCAATATTCAAAGAATGGAGATTTTATAAAAGAGTTCATATCGTTAAACCAAGCAGAAAGAGAAACAAACATATCTTCTGAAACCATTTCAAGATGTTGTAGAGGAAAACTTAAAACATCTGGAGGTTTTATTTGGAAATATAAAGTGCAAAATCATGGATGCTAACGAAATAAGAAAATGGCACAGCGTGTTCAAACGCGACAACGAACTGTTTGAAATACGCATATTGGGTGATAGAAATCCTTGGAGTGGATATTTCTACGATGTCGAAACGGCTATCAAGGAATTGGGAAAGTTTGACAACTTTAACATCTATTACTCTATCAATGAGGTTAAGCAGGCATGTGCAAGCCGCGAGCAATTCAATTGCTTCCGTCAAGTCAAAGGTACTGCCACAAGCAAGCAGGACATCGAACATCGTTGGTGGATGGCAGTTGATGTTGACTGTGAACGCCCAAGTGGTGTTTCGTCTACCAACGAGGAAAAGGCAAAAGCGCATAAGAAAGCCCAAGACGTGTTTGTGTTCTTACGCGATAACGGCTTTAGCACGCCAGTAGTCTGCGATTCATCAAGCGGCTATCATTTGCTTTATCCTATTGATATGGATAACGACCAAGCAAGCGAGGATTGCATAAAGGTGTTTCTTGAAATACTTGCTAACAACTTTACAGACGAAAGCGTAAAGATAGATACCGTATTGCACGACGCAAATCGTATATTACGCTTGTCGGGAAGTTATGGTCGTAAAGGTCGTTCAACCGATGAACGTCCACATCGTCTTGCAAAGATATTATCCGTGCCAAGCGAAATCGTAAGAATGAAACGTGAGCAAATTGTGGCTTTCAACGACAAGTACGCTATCAAGGTAGAACAACCACAACGTAGACAATTCAATGGTTTGCCAAGCGAACAATTTAACTTGCGTGAATTTATAGCAAAGTACGGAATTGAGATTGCAAAAGAAGTTCCCATTACTGGTGGTGGTACAAAATACGTGCTTGCACATTGCCCATTTGATGAAGGTCACAAAGCACCCGATAGCGCATTGTTTGAAATGCCAAATGGTGCGATTGCTTTCAAGTGCTATCATAATTCTTGCAGTCAGTACGATTGGCGTGCTTTCCGTTTACATTTCGACCCACACGCATACGACCACGAAAACGAGCCAAGGCAATATCAGCAAGTACTGCAAAGGGCTTACACGCCACAACCAAAGCAGGTACAAGGAAAAAAGTATGAAATAAAGCAAGAGTTGCCCGAATTGGGCGAGAAGTGGCTTTCGATGTCATCTATACAAAAAGTAGACTTATCGAACCTTGAAGGCGTAAAAACTGGATTTATTGAACTTGACCGTAGTATTGTTCAACTAAATATGTCCGAGGTAACGCTACTTAGTGGTTCAAATAGTTCTGGTAAATCGTCGTGGTTGAATACGCTTATCTTGAACATTATTCAGCAAGGCGTAAAGACTGCTTTATGGTCGGGAGAATTGCGCCCCGACATTCTCAAAACGTGGGTGCAAATGGTTGCCGCAGGAAAGAATAACTTGCGCCAATCAACCTATGGCGATGGAAAGTATTATGTACCGAATAATATTGCGGAACGTATAGATAAATGGCTTGATGGCAAATTCTTCTTGTATAACAACGAATACGGTTGCCAATGGGAACAAATCTTTCACGACATGAACGAGTTGTTGAAAGTAGGCGTAAAGGTGTTTGTTCTTGATAACTTGTTTTCGTTGAATATCGACTTACTTGAGGGTGACAAAAACAACAAGCAGAAAGAGTTGATTTTGCAAATCAAGGAATTTGCCAAAAAGAACCAAGTACATATTATCCTTGTAGCGCATCCTCGTAAGGTAATGTCTTTCTTGCGTAAGAATGATATTAGCGGTTCGTCAGACCTAACAAATGCGGTAGATAATGTATTTATTATTCACCGTGTAAATAACGACTTTTTCCGTGCTGGTGCTGAATACTTCGGGCAAAGCGAGATACAACGCTTTCAAGGCTACGGAAACGTTATTGAGGTGGCAAAGAATAGAATGTACGGAATTGTAGACC